TCTTACTTATGACATTGGGCGAGGACACTTTCTAAACTGCCCCTGTTTCAAAATTAGTTGAGCAGTTTAAGCCCATGCTCAGGGGTACAAATTATTCTTCTGTTTCGGGTTGTGAAATCCACTCTTTGTTTGGTTCAGACCATCTCCATACATAACCTTCAATTTCACTTGGTTTAGCAATAGGTGCTACCCATTGATAGGTTGTGTAATTTAATTTCCAAGATGGAAATGGTTGTGGTGCAATAAATACATTAAATGTTGGGTCGTATGTATATCCAACACCTGCATAGTTTGCACGGATATTTCCGTTATAGGAAGTACGCTTGCAAGTTAATCCCTCAAACCAAGGAAGGGAAGTATAAAATTGTTCCCAAGCCTGTGATGAACCACCAACCTGTGTACCATCTAGATCAGTTTGGATTATATTTTCATCCACCCCAGTAATTACTTGAATTACTATGTTATTTGAATCAATAAGTGCGTAGTGTGCCATTATGCAAAACTCACATTTCCACTGCCAGCAGTAAATCGTTTATATGAAAAGGAACCATCTGTTCCAGTTGAGTCAGCGGTTAATCCAGCGCCAACAGTAATTGAAGCATCAGCGGTTGCCCAGCGAAGTACTACTACACCGCTACCACCAGCACCACCATTTTGTTCAACAGAAGCGGTACTGCGACCACCTGCACCTCCGCCACCGCCAAGGTTGGCTGTGCCAGCGCCACCTGTTGCGTCTTTGTTTCCAGCACCACCACCGCCACTGCCAGCAGCGCCATCAGTACCGCCTGAACTACCTCCACCGCCACCACCTGCATAGGTTATAGCAGAGCCAGTAATAGAAACAGAAACTCCATTTCCACCAGCACCAGCAACAGTGACACTTGCACCAGTGCCACCAACAGCGCCAGCACCTCCGCCACCGCCATTTCCATCACCAGTTGCATTACCGCCATTATTTCCTTGAACTGGACTAGCAGTTCTAGCACCGCCACTGCCACTATTTGCACCACCACCACCGCTGCCACCAGCAGCGCCAGCGATAATACCGTCAGATGCACCACCTCCACCGCCAGTTGCTGTTACTGTGCTAAATACTGAGTTGTCTCCGTTGCTTCCTTTAGCAGAAATGCTAGTTGAACCAGCACCTCCACCGCCCACAGTGACTGTGTAGTTAGTAGATTTGTTAAGAGTTAATTGAGTTTCTAAAGTTCCACCACCGCCAGTATTATTTAAAGTAGAAAGAAGTCCACCAGCACCACCTCCACCGCCACGGCGACCACCACCTCCGCCACCTGCAACTACAAGATAATTTACAAAAACATTATTTGGCATAGTTGCAGAGTTTGATGCCGTTGAATCAGCACAAGTTCCGTTAGCGTTAGTTGCTTTTACTTTAAATGTGTAGGCACTAAGTCCTGTTAATTGACCTGCTGTAAATGTATATGAAGTGCTAGATGTCGTTGCTGCTGTACGAGAAGTTTCAGCAGTCGTTCCATTAAGAAACGGAGTAATAGTAATAGAAGAAAGTGCTTTAGCACCATTGTTTCCATTAGTCCAAGTTACTGTTATTTCATTAGCAGAAGTTGATGCTGTTGCAGTTCCAATAGTTCTTACTTCGGGTAAAGTTGTTGGGGTTACTGGACTAGCATTGGCTGTATTAGCTGAAGTTCCACTACCATTTTGAGCATTACCATACACAGTGTAAGCAGTGCCAGGTGTTAATCCTGTAATTGTTACTGTTGAACCAACTGTTGTAAAACCACTATGTCCACCTACTGTGGTATATGCATTGTATTGAGTTGGTGTACCACCAGTTGCTGCTGGTGCAAAAACAACAGTCAGTGTTCCAGCGGTTGAAGTGTAAGCAAGAGATGTTGATGAGTCTGTTACACTAGAAATTGTTGGTGCATCAGGTGGGAAACCCTCAGTTCTTATTACCTTCCAATTTGTGCCATCGTAAATCTCTAGTGCAATTACTTGACCATTGTAGTAAGTATCGCCAATTACAGGATTGCTTGGGCGACCAGCAGTATTACCTGATGGTATGCCACCTTTAGAGGGGTATTGTTGGAAGGTCATTAGGCGATCTCCACTCCGCTAATATGGATTGTTACAGCAGTAGTTGAAGCAAAACCAGTAATAGTCTTTGCTGGGTTAGCAGCAGGTATAACCTGCTTCATATCAAAGCCAACTACAGAGTTGGCGGCAAGGCTAACTGCCGGAACAGCTACTACACCATCAAGGGCAATGGTTGCAGTTGATGCAGAAGTTGCAGCATTAGCCAACACAATGTTGGTTACTACCGCAGTCGTGCTTGTATTTGGTGATGTATAGAGGGTTGTACTAGAAGTAGCTGCTGCTGTTCTAGCCAACACTTTTGAAGTTACAGCCATGAGTTACTGTTACCTTTCTTTCTTAGTAGATATCCATTAGATCAACAACAATTCTTTCATCATCATATGCCGAAGCAATGTTAATGATAGGTGTTGATCCACCGGTTGAGGTTATTCTGTTTGCTGTACCGGCAACTGATGCCACAGCAGATGTTGCAGATATTGCAATCCAAGCACTACCACTCCATGCATACATGGTTGATAGTGGTGTATCCCAATAGGTTGCACCGACAATGAGGGCATCTCCATCGTTATCTAAAGTTGGTGCAGTTGACTTAGCACCAAGGTATCGATCATCGAAGGAGTCATATGAGGCAGCAGCAGCCGATGCCGAGTTAGCAGCAGATGTTGCAGAAGTTTGTGCTGAAGATGCACTTGTAGAAGCAGAAGAAGCTGATGTGGAAGCAGAGGTAGCAGATGTTGCTGCTGCTGAAGCTGAGTTAGCTGCTGAAGTTGCAGAGGTTGCAGCAGATGAAGTAGATCCAAACAGAGTATCAATGTATGACTTATTAACTGCATCGCTAGATGCGGTAGGTGTTCCAAGATCAGTAACCTTGTTATTACCCATTGACAAAGCACCGGTCATTGAATCGCCGGCTTTAGAAACCTTGGTAGCAATACTGTTGGTTACTGTGGTTGAGAAGCTTGCATCATCATTGATAGCAGCAGCAAGCTCATTAAGAGTATCTAAAGCACCCGGAGCTGCATCGACAAGGTTTGATACTTGAGTATCTACATAAGCTTTGGTTGCTGCATCTGTGTTAGCAGAAGGTGTAGCAAGACCAGTTACCTTAAATCCACCAGCAGCAAGATCAGAACCCAAGGTTCCGCTTGTGATGGTTTTAGATGTAAGAGTAGAAGCAACTCCATCAAGAGTTACGGTACCAGTAGCATCTGGGAAGGTAATAGTTCTATCGGCTGTAGGATCTGTGACTGTAAGAGTAGTCTCATTAGTATCAGCAGAAGATCCTTCAAATACGATACTTGAATCATTTAGGGTTAGACCTGTAACAATAGGACTTGTGATTGTCTTGTTTGTAAGAGTCTCACCACCTGTAAGGGTTACGAAATTGTCATCAGATAGGGCTGTATTAAACTGAGCTACAGTACCTGAAAGGGTGTTATCTGTAAGATTTATTGTCTTACCAGTTAGAGTCTCTGATCCAGCAAGAGTAGCAAAGTCTGCATCTGACATAGCAGAGTTGAACTGAGCCTTGGTTCCTGTAACAGTATTAGATCCAAGACTAATGGTTTTATTAGTTAAGGTTTGAGATCCACTAATTGTAGTTAAATCAACGCCAGCAGCTTGAACTGTTCCTGATCCTTTAGGAACAATATTAACTGAGATATTAGTATCTCCACCAGTAGCTGCAAGGCTTGGGTTATTACCAGTAGCAGCGTTAGTTACTGTGAACTCATTGACCGCAGATGTTGTCTTATTAAATACAATCTGTTCATTACCACTATCATCAGCAATGAAGCCACCATTAACAAACTTTGGTGCAGTAAGAGTCTTGGCACTTAGAGTCTGAGTATCTGTAGTTCCAACAATAGTTCCAGATACACCATGAACACCTGTAGTTGTTGGGCTTGCTGTTGATCCAAGGTGAGCTGAGAAGTCTGTAAAGTCTTGAGCAGATACAACATGTCTAACCGTGGCACCGGCTGAATGAGTTACATTCGTTGTATTATCATCACCACGAACAACGGTGAGACTTGTTCCGCCACCACTAGCCGTTACTTTAACAATCTCTTCTTTATTGGTATCTGGATCAATGACCAAAGAATATGGATAGCTGGTAGGAAAACCAGTCACCAAATCTAAAGTAATATTTGTGGCAACACTACTTATAGAAGAAGATAGTGAAGCCTGTTTTGCTGTGGATGAATAGTGTCTGTTCTGTGCCATTCGTTACCTCTTATAGTGGAGTCGGGGAGGGTATTGATCTCGGAGTGATGCAGCTTCTTGTTGGAGTCGCTGCGTATACAGACCAAGATAGAAACGAGCTGTAGAAGCACCTGAGCCGACCGGCTTCGACTGGTCGAGCATATCCGCTTCTACGCTTTGGAATGGAATCTTTGCTGCATCGCTATTCATAAGCAGACGAGCTATGGTTCCATACATAATTGCATCAACAGAACTTGATGGGAAACCAGTAACAGTTTCATATACATCACTATCTGATGTCAATATGGTAGGTGCTTTGGCAAAAGTAATTTGAACAGTTCTACCCGGATCGATAGAATCAAATATGTTAATACTTTTACCATTGGGAAACAATGTTGTGTTAGCTACTTTATCTGTGTTGTATCTTCTTACATTTAACCATTCTTTAGTTGAACCAATGGTCTGCCACTTTACATCAAGAACATATTCCATAGCAGCAGGAAGAGAGTAGGTAGTTACAGCAGAGTTAAAAGAAAAGGTGTGTGTTCCTACTGCAAATAGTTCTGGATAAGAAGCTTGGATTGTGTCATTAATTGTTTGCTTAACAAGACTTCTAGGATAAATAGGTGCAACAATTACTTTTGCATTATTAGCAGCAGTTGCTGCTGTGGTACCACGGAATCCTCTACCCCATGGAGCTATAGTTACAGTTTTTGTGGCGTTATCTACTTTATCTACATAAAGTAATTCATCGCCAATTTCTATAATTCCACGACCAATTTGATTTGTTTCATTGGCTACAAAAGATGTGTCGGATGAAGTGATTCCACCAACTTGATTTATCCAAGTAGCTGTTTCTAATTGAGCTGCACCACTTTGGATATTAAACATTACTTTGTCTATAAGCTGACCAAAGGTAGTTGACATTAGGTAGACCTTGCTCTTAGGGCAGCAGCAGGAGCCTTATCGGTTGTGCCACCTAGTTGATTACATACACCACGAAGATCCTTATAGTTAGGTCTTGTGTTACCAGCTTTGACATTCAAGGCACCAACAACATCAAGGCCGGTTGTGCCGGCAAAAGTGTTTGCTGCTTTTGCATCATCAACATAATCCTGTATAGCAGGATAAGTACCACCATTAGCAAGACGATTAAGTTCTGCTGTAAAGGTACTGCCATTAGTGCCTAGTGCCATTACTTGCCCTTCTTCCTTAATACTGCTGCGTTATCTACAAGGTTTGGATACTTGCGACCAGCAGCTTTTGCTCTAGCTTTTGCCTGAGTTTTCTGTGCAGGTGTTAGTTTCGTAGATTTTTTCTTTGGGTTTTTTGTATCCCAGAATGCTTTTTTCTTTTTCACCATTTCACCTTATCTGCCCAGTATGCGGCTGACATCTTTCCTTTAGAAATATTTTTTGCATGACGAGCCTTAAATGACTTCTGTCGTTTAGTTGGTTGACGATCGCCTGTGACACCCTGTTGACCAAACCTAATTGTCTTAACCTGTGATCCTTCTTTGGCTACGACAACATGAGACTTGGTAGGGTGAGAAGGGGTTCTCTTAGGTTTATTAAACCCAGATACCCCTGCTCTCTTAAGTCTAGGATCTGCCTTACTTCTTTTTTCCGCCACGCTTCTTTGCTTTCTTCATTACCATTTTCTTACCAGACTTCTTAGCATCTGCCTTAGCCATTGCCATACCTTTAGCGGTATATGCGTATTCTTTCTTTCCTACCTTTGGCATATCCTTACCCCTTTGTGTGATTATTTTGGTTTTCCCACCTGTGTTTATATCAAACGAGGCAGAAATCTCTATTGCTTTCTTTGCTTCATTTACTGCAACTTTGGTGCTTGTTGGGGAAATGTTAGCTCTTGATAAAGAGCCAAGTGCATAGGATCCACCGGATCCAACTGCATATACTCCACGATCATCTCTGCACCAAGAGAAATCATTATCTATCTGATATATCTTTCCACGGATACATATTAAGGCATCAAACCCTGCATCCTCGTTAGGCATACCATCTTCCTTCTTTGGAGAAGGATCGTATCCATAGTCGGTAAAAGCTTGTCTAAGTGATGGCATTAAATCTGTCATCATAAACTTATCTAAATTAACTACCTTTGGTAGTTTCGGTGGGATCCAACAGAAGTTGGCAATATCCCCGGCGATAGCATCGCCAGCAAAGGCAAAGACATACTCGCCCTTTTCAATGACCTTATCCATGCCATTGGCTATAAACTTTTGACTACCTGAAACCATCAAGGAATCTGCTGCTATAAGGCCCCAGCCTTTACCTTGGATTCCAACGATGGTAGTCATTATCAGTCCTTAAAACTATTGGTGTTGGCATCGAAGGCTTTACCAGCCATATTCGATAGCTCAACAGCCCCTCGGATATCTTTCATATTAGTTGTTGCTGGTTCAATGCCTTGGTCTATCGCTGACTTGTAAGCATTGAGTTCACTATCCCAAGACTTCTGAGACATTACCCTTCTGCTATTAGCATCTCCTGTATTAACTTGTAATCCTGAATCTCTAAGGCATTCTCCCCAGTTAGCATGATCCTGAGTGGGGCAACCTGTCCTACATGCCATTATGACCTCAATACTAAAAATCCATTATGTGCTTCATCAGATGCGGCATCGGCTTCACCTTGAGTCTTTATTGTATACCCTAGACCCACTAAAACATCTTTAACCGCTTCGGTTACGACATGCTCTCTTCCGCCAAGAAAGACATACTGATATTCATTTAACTCATCTTCTGTTACTGCCCGAGATGTGGTGACTGTAGCTCCATCTATTAGGACTGCCACACCCCTTGGAGATACGACTCTTCTCCACCATTTGTCTCGCAATGGATAACCCTCCATTACCTGCGGTGGATAAAAAGTATAAGTAGCCATATTTCTCCTTTGTAGAGAGGGGGTGAGTTACCCCACCCCCTCAACTAATTAGCTCAGATTAAAGAGCTGATGCACCGGTTTCCAAACGAACAACGGCATCATCACGGAAGATGCCCCATCCGCCAAAGTACTTCCAGCCGAGTGCTGACTTACGGCGAAGGATGTCGATCTGAGGTGCAATGACAGTTTGTACATCATATACATTGGCCTCAAGAAGAGCTTCCTTGCCAACTGCAACTCCTGAGTAAACAGTAGCTGAAGAGGCACCTGAAGTGGTTGATGGAACACGAGTTGTCTGAACAACTTGGAATCCTTCAAGAACACCGATGGTGCCAGTCAATAGGTTGCCAACATTCTCAGTTGTGTACTTGTGAATGTCAACGAATCCACCTGATCCAGTTTCGGCACGAAGGTCGAAAGCTTGGCGTGGGTGGATGAACAATGTGTAAAGGTCAC